CTGGAACCGTTCTGATGAGATTAGAGATAGACGACACGAAGATTTAGTCAAGGAAATGAACGATATCAGCGATGACTTAAACTTCCTAAAAGGAAGAGCAAACGGTAAACATAACTAAAGGAGTAAAGAATGACTTTACAAGAACGATTAGAAGAGCTTATTAATCAGCAGAAACAGCTAGAGGCTAACTTTCATCAGGTAACTGGTGCAGTTGCTATGGTACAGCAGATGATAGCAGATGAAGCAGAATCTAAGGATGATGTAAAAGCAGAAAAGAAAGAGAAAAAGTAAATGAGGATAGAGAAGATATATAATATGAGAAATACTTCGGTGACTCCTATTGTTGTCTTCTCAAATTCTTCTAATATCAAATACAAGGTGATTAGAAATGTCAAGAGATGCATGGGAACATAGAGATAATATTCAATCTAGAATAAGTAAAATAGAAGCCCATACAGAGAATATCTATCATCATATTAAGAGGATGGAGAAACATCTTGAAAAGCAGAACAGCAGTATTTTTAGACATGAGTCTATTATTAATAAATGGAAAGGTGTCGCAATAACATTAAGTGTTGTATTTACTGTTGTTCAAGTTTTAATCGCATCTATGATGCATTAAGGAGAAAACATGAAAGAAGTCGTAGAACTTATGGTTCAGAATTGGGAATATGTCGTTATTGGCATACTCGCAATTGATAAAGCCGTAGCTCTTAGCCCAAGTAAATGGGATGATTTGCTATGGACATCCGTTAAAAAAGCAATAATGAAACTCGCAGGGAAGGATAAATAAGATGATTAAATCTTTTAGATTACTACAAAAATTCATCAAGCGTCTTGTTGAGAAAAAGGGAATGGTTCATGCTATTATAGAATATGCTGAATTTGCCACATCTCTTACTCCAAGTGAAAAAGACGATGAAGTCGTTGCTAAAGTAAAGAAAGCTTTAGTGAACGTAGAAGATGAAGTTAATAAAGTAACGAAAAAAGCTAAAGCTGTTAAAAAAGCTTTAAAAAAATAAATGGGAAAAGAAGTCTACAAACTTGAACAGTTTCATGGTGGGCTTAACAACAATTCAGACCCAAGAGACATAGAGCAAAATGAATTTTCTGTATGTAGTGGAGTCGCTGTTGATGAATTAGGAATTATCCGATTAATAGGTGCTCCTAACTCTAGCTCTAAGATAATTGTCGCAGCTTCAGCAACTCCTGGGAGTGGTTTAATTTCATATAAAACTGATAAGAGCTACACCGCTACGGATTCCCCAACTGAATGGCTAGGTATCTTCAATGAAGATGATGGGACTATTGACGTATCCTATGATGGAGCGAATATAGCAACTGGGAATAATACTTTTGATTCTCAAAGCACAGCCCAGCCAGGCACATCATTTATAGATGTTGCAACAGATAATTCTTCAGGCAAGCCTTCCTATTATTCAGCTGAGGGTAGATTGAGGATATGTGATTCAAATTTTGCTAATACCTCAGGGCAAAGCTTAACTCCTCAGTCATCAGGATACTTGAGATTAAATCTATTTCATACAACGGATGAAAAAACATCCGAAGGAACTCCTATTCATAAGATAGGGAAATGGCATTCAACTGACCAAAGCTTAAAGACTCTAGAGACAATACTAGGAGGTAATGGCAATATTGATATTGTAGATGCTACCACCTCAAGCCCTAACGCAACTGCTCTTGGAGATGGTTCTACTAAAAAGTTTATTATGGCATACTGGAGAACTGAGGGAGGCTCATGGAATGGTGTTTTTGAGTTTGGGTTTTGTGCAGTTTATGAAGGAGACCAAGAGTCATCTATATCAATAGCAGATACCACCATTGGATTGTCAAACGAAAGACTTCATACTCAATTTTTTATACCCATGGGGACTGCTAGTACAATAACAAGCAATTCTGGACATCTTCTAGGAGATGATAGAGTTATTGGTGTAAATGTTTATTTTAGACCTTACGGTGCAGATGACTTTGATTTACTTACTAAGGTTGATTTAAGGTCGGGTGGTAAATTTCATTGGAAGACATATAATTCAGCGACTGAAACTGGACATGGAATATGGGATTCATCAGGTTCTGATGCTTTTTCTTTAACATTTACAACGAACGGAAGCACGGCGAGTGCAACAGATAGCTTTGACGAAACAACTGTTGGGGTATCTATGACCGTTAATAGCAGTGGCTTTAGCGGAAGAAAAGGATTTGTTAGACTATATGGCTTTGAACCTAGCCCTATATATCATCCTTTAAGTACAATAGCAACTGATTCCCATGTCCCTATAAGCGTAAGAAACCCCGCCCCTGGAACAAAAAAGTTTCAAGCTCAATTGCTTGATGAAAGATTTAATTTGATAGTTGAGAGTGGTGAGTTAGAAAGAACTATTACAGATAGTGGAGCGGATAACCCAGAAGAAGATAGAAGAGAAGATGCGGAAAGAACTAATCAAGGTAGTTAATAACTGTAAAGAAAAGTATGGAAGTAATTTCCGATATTTTTTGTGTGGCAGTTTTGCGAGAGGTGAAAAGAACCCTAAAGACATAGATGTTCTTATATACCCAATTTTTAATAAGCTTCACAGTGGAGAGTGGGAGTCTCTTTTAAAAACAATGAGCACTAATATTGGTAAAAAACGTATTGATGCTCAAATAATTCCTGAGTTTTATTTAATGTTGGAAGATGATGATAAATGGAAGCGTCATAAATTTGATAAATATGTTTATTATGATAATAAATTAAATCACAGGGTTGCTACTATGTTTAATAGCAAGTCTAAAAGAAAAAGACTTGAAAATATTCCCTTTATTTATGAGGAGATGTAATGGCTAATTATGCAGTAATGAACCCTGGTAATTATCATTTATCCGAGACCTTCGCAGCTCCTCCCTATTTCAATAAAAAGTATAATAGAAAGATACCTCCATTTAAAGAGATAAGGTGGAAAACAGCTGTTATAAACGAGAGAAGAGCTTATGTTGGAAACGTTTCTATCACAACAAATGATGGAGTTGTAAAACTATTACCAGATACTATTTTTAAATCTGAGATAGGTAAATATGATAGATTTACTGATAGAGGTAGACTTGAAGTAGCCACAGGGGATGGAGAAGATATTGTTGCTTTAAAAACATATGCAGATAGGATTTTAGAGTTCAAAGAAAAGACTCTTCATATTATAAACGTAGCTGGAGGTAGGGAGTTTCTAGAGGATTCATTAAAGTATAAGGGAATTTTAAATCCACACGCAGCTACTCACACGGATATGGGAGTCGTTTGGGTTAATAAGAGTGGTGCGTTTTTATATGATGGTAAGAATATTAGAAATTTAATTGAGACTGGGGCAAAAAGAAAGATACTTCCAAAAACATGGTCAGACTTTATTACAAATGAAACTCAAGTTGGATACTTCCCATCTAAGAAGCAAATAATAGTAGTGCAAGGATATAACACAAGTAATAATTCATATGATGGAGATATTTATTTATTTGATTTAGTGACACAATCTTGGGTAACTGCTAATGAAAGATTTAAACAAGGAACAATAGGACATCAAACTAATTTAATTAATTATCCTTATTCATATAAGGAAGAGTTGATATTCGGTCAACAGGTATCCTCTCATGTTATAGTTTATTATTGGGATGATACGGCATCTTCGGCAGTCATTGATATTCAGACTAAAGATATTGACTTTGGTCAACCAGGGGTTCAAAAATTACTTAGTAAAATTTATATAACTGCAAAAGCTGCTAATGGGATAACTGTAGCCGCTTCTACAAATGGAGCAAAAGATTTTACAGGAACTTATCATTCGACTAACAATCCAGATGCAGTTACTCTAAATTCAACAGCTTTAAGTACAACTGCTGGTTGGGGGGTTACATCTCATTTGGTAACTGGCAAGAACCCAGAGACCTATTCAGTTCAATTGAAAATAAGCGGGACAGCTGGGGCAATAGCATGTGCTATTAATGATATATCTATTATATATAGAATGAAGGGCGCAAGATAATGCCTGGGATGACACAAGAAGAAAGACGAATAAGAAATACACTTTCTTCTCAATCTGATGATGTTCAAGTCCAACAAGTACAAGAGACCCCACAGCCTGCTATTGTACAAGAAAAAGCTATAAGCACAATAATTAAGAGGACAGTTGGTTCTACATCAGGTGCGGTTTTAAGTAATGGGACAGTCCCTTTTGAAGCAACGATATCAGGGAAAACTCCTACTCAAAATGCTCATTTAGCTACTAAATCTTATGTTGATAGTGCTCAATCTACTAAATTAACTAAGATTATTGATGGAGCATCTACACCTGGAACTGGAGGGCAACATGGTAATTTACCTAGTGGTCATGTATGTCTAATCGAAGCTGGTGGAGCTGGGACAGATTCTGCTACTCTATATAATGTAGCCTCAGCAAATAATAATCTTTTAATAGAAGATGATGAAGATGCAAATGGTAATGCATTTATAAAGTTTACCGCACAAGACCAAAGTGTAAGTTTACATAGATATGATACTGTGTATGCTTATGATGATGGAGACTCTAATAAAACCACTGCAGCCGCTAACGGAGCAGATGGGATAGCTTTCGTTGATACTGAAAATGTCACATGGACTGTTGTCGCACCTGCTAATAGTGGTGCTTATAGTGGGAAAGCTAAAGTATCTTGTGTAACCGCTAATGATAATGACAATACTACTTATTCTATAAATGCGTCTACTGTTTCAGGGGGTGCAAATTTTAATTTAGCAGGAATTAATCCAACATCAACGGATACTATAAAACTTGAAGGGGCTGGTAGAACGGTAATCTCTCGAACAGATGCAGATACTATTACTATATCTTCATCTGACCAGTATACTGGGACTGTTACATCAGTTGGAACAGGAACTGGTTTAACTGGTACAGTTACCACTTCTGGGAATATATCCTTAAGTCATTTGGGATTAGAGAGCTTATCAGACCCTGGTGGAGATAGAGTCTTAGGTTGGGATGAGTCTGCCAATACCTTGAAGTGGTTTACTCTTAATACAAATATTACATCAAGCGGTTTAAATATCAATTCTACAGACACTAATACAACAAATGTATCGTCAACTCTTGCTACAAATGAGAGTAGTAGTCCTCAAGTTTATTCTCTCTTAGATGATGCTGATACAATTAAAGCCTTAGAGCAAGGCTCAGGTATAAATATAGAAGAAAGTGCCACAGGTGGAGGAGATACTATAAAAATATCTTCCACTGTTGATACTAGCGGTCTTTTAACTAATGGTATAGTTACAATTGACGATTGGAATGGAAGTGAAGTAGAGGAGTCAGCAAACGCATCAGGTCCAGATACTTTAAGATTTGTAGAGAATGATGGAATTGAATGGTCAATATCAGGACCGACTAACAATAAAATATCAGTTACCCCTAGTTTATCGGGTTATAATGCTTCTAATTGGAACACAGCTTATACTCATAGTCAATCAACTCATGCACCAACAGACGCAAACAATTATTCACATCCAACAAGCGCAGGAAATAAGCATGTTCCTAGTGGTGGTTCAAGCGGACAATTTTTAAAGTATTCATCAAGTGGAACAGCCGTATGGGCAACCCCTTCTTACACTACTAATACTGATGGTAAATGGGATGGAGGCTCAACTGATTTAAATGCTTCTAATGGTAGAGATTCTCTTAGCCTTAATACAACAGATGATGTAAGGTTTGATTCTTTTGGTGTTGGTACTAATGCATCTGGAACGACAGGAGAGATAAGAGCTACCAATGAAGTAACTGCTTATTACTCTGATGATAGATTGAAAAATAAATATGGTAATATAGAAAATGCTTTAGAGAAAGTATGCTCATTAAATGGATTTCATTATCAACCTAATGAGATAGCAGGTAGTCTTGGGTATGACACAAGTAAGAAGAAAGTTGGCGTAAGTGCTCAAGAGGTATTGAAAGTACTTCCTGAAGCTGTGACAGAAGCACCTATTGACCCACAATACCACACTGTCCAGTACGAAAAACTTGTACCTCTGTTAGTAGAAGCGATAAAAGAACTGAATGAAAGGAAGTGTTCTTGTGGCTCTAAATAATCCAACTAACCTAAAATTAGGTGTATTAGGACATATTGCAGGTGGCAATGCGAACACTACATCTGCTACTTCTTTAGGTGCAACCTGTAGAGGCTCTACAGGAACAGAGACTTCAATGTGGGATGATTTTAAGATAGGAAGCGTTTCGGTATCTAGTACTTATGTAAGTGGTAGTACTGGAAGTGATAAAACACAATTTGGGATTAGGTTTAAAGGAGATGTTGGAGACTATATGGATGCAGATAGCGGTAATGAGTTAGTATTAGAAGGTGAACTAATTACAGGTATAGATTCTAATGGTCATCAGAGAAATGTAGAAGCAACTGAAACTGGAAGTGGAAGTTTATACTCTAGGATACAAGACAGGTTGACAAATAGAGTTGATTATGAGGGGTATTATAATACCACACATGGGGATGCCGTTTTTATGTTTCAAGATTTATTCCAAGAGAGTGATAAGAAGAGAGCATCAGCAGTTTAAAAAATTATGATTATTAAAAGACAGTTAAATATATTAAATTCGGTAGGAGTGTAATATGCCTCAAAATAAGTATAAACAGCTCGAGCAAGCGAAGACCAATGTTGGGAGAAAGCTTTCAGATATAGCTCATCATGGAAAGATGAGTGAAATTGGGATTATAGGTCTAGATAAACAAGCAAAAGCTCTCACCGCGGGGACTGAGGCAGCTGCCCAATTTACAAATATACTTAAATCTCAAAATAGAATTGATAAACAAAATAAGGAAGCTGAAGGGATTGCTTCAGAGCTTGGATATGAAAAGGTTGTGACAGAAGAAGGTAGCTGGCTTGGAGACACTGGGTTTATCCCTAAAGTTGGATATAAAGACCCTGAGACTGGAGATATATTTACAGGAGAGTATCTTACTGAAAAGAAAGAACAAGATAAAGTATTTAAAGAAATGGGTATCGACCTAGATAAATACGAAGGAGCCGCTGAAGCTGAGAGAAAAAAGACTAGAGAGGTTCAAGACCAGTTTAAAGCCTTCCAAACTGTTCAAGAGAAAATTGGTAAGGACTACGGAGATTTTATGAATGTTGTCAATGAATATGGCGGTTTGTACAAGATAAGAGGAGAAGATGGCGACTATAGTATGGTAAATTTTATAGATGTCCTTGCTGATTATGATTCATTAGTAAAAGACATGACACCAAGAAGAGAAGAGCCACAAGATGTAGCTGTTCCTGACGTGGAGCCACAGATAGTAGAGTCTGGAGAGATGGGAGCCCCTAAACAAGAAGAAATAGATGTTTTTGATATGTTAAAGCTTGGAATAGAAGATTATCAGGAAGGAATGATTGAACAATTTGGGGAAAATTATAAAAGATTTAATCTTGGCAATCCTCTACAATATTGGGGGACTGGAGAAAAAGACAAATAATGTTACAACCAGGTCAAAATTTACAACAATATACACAGCCATGGACTAGACCACAATTTAGACAGATGGGCGGCGGGGCTGGCAATCTTTGGACAGGTAACCAGGTGGATGAGGTAGGATTACCTCAAGTTCAAGGATATCAAAGCCCTTTTAATATGGGAGATTTAGGTAACACTTTAACAAGCCTACTTCCAGGTGGAGCCCCTTCGGCTGGTTTGGGTGGAGTTGGTCAGGTGGCAGGTTCTTTATTAAAGGGATTAGGTTCAAAGATAGGAAGTTCAGCTATAGGAATGGCTGTTAAGGCTAATCCAATTGGGGCAGCTTTAGGAGCAGTTCAAATGATTGGTGGAACTTTAAATAGAACAAAGCAAGCACAACAACAACACGCTGCTATTGGAAGGCAAATAGAATCTACTGAAGAAGCTCAAGTCGCCGCTGGTGAAATGAAAGATGCTCAAATAGAAGTTGCTGAAGAAAATAGAGACATTGGAATGCTTCAGGGTGGTTTTAAATCTGAAGCAAATCTTCAAGCTATTGCAAGTAAGGGAGAAAAGGCAGTTGCTGCTACAGGGGGACTAAGGTCAGGTGAGGTAGAAACTGATATAAAATTCGCAGAGGAGACAGAATTAGAAGCAGGATTATTATCATCCGATTCTATGGCGAGGATATATGAGCACGGTAAGGCTAAGTTTGAAGGTCAATATGAAAGTTTTATAGACCAAACCAATAAACAGATAGCAGAAATGAAAGCTTCTAGAAGAAATCTTAAAACAAAATGGTATCAAAATATAGTGGGTTAGTATGGCAAGTCAATTATTATCAATATTACAACAAGGTCTTGATGTACAAGAAAAACATCAACAAAGAGAATTAGACAGAGCACTCAGACAGCTAGAGCTTGGAACTCAAGTAGAAATGCAAGAGCAAAGACTTGACTTTGAGGCTATGGAAGGCGAAAGAGAAAGAGGTTTTACTCTAACTAGGGATTATATAGATGACCTACAAAGAGCTTTAGAGTTAGATGTTGAAGCTGATAGAGAAATGGATAGGATTGTTTATGAGTCAACTCAAGAAAGGTTGCTAACTGAAGCTGGTTTCAGATTTGACAAAGAAATAGAAGAGGCTAGGCAACTTCATGACAAATCTAAATACGAATCGGGATATGAGCATGAAAGAGAGCTGACAGAATTTAAAGAAGAAGCCGCTACTGCGAGAACTAAGATGGTTGAAGAGGGGGCTATTCACAGAGCTGGCATGGGATACGCTCACGATAGAGCAATGCAAGAAGAGGCTGAGAAAGCAGCAGCTCGTTCACACGCTATGCAAACATTTAATGAAAATGTGAATATGGGGAAGGCTCAGGCTGATAGAAATAAGATGGATGCATTTCATATGTTAACCTCAAAATTTAATTTTCAAAATCTTGGAGAGAATGCATCTGTTTATAAAGAGCAATTTACTGATTTAGCTGAGGAAATTATAGGAGATGGTCAAACTGTTTTAGCTAGTCAATTATTTGATACAATAGTAAACTACCAAACAGACCCAGTGGCAGGTAAGGGCGGTATGGAATCTATGCTTAGAGAGATAGAAGAATTATATAAAATACAGAAAGACAATCCATACGGAGCAACAGCTGTTGGAGATATGGCTAAGAAACAAATGCAATTTCTAGAAGCTATTGGGTTTATTCCCCCAGGAGCGTGGGATAGAGCGACATTACCTGCGGTTGATGCGGTTCTTTATAAAGAGGGGGATAAAATCCCAGAAGGTAAAAAAGTTGGTGATATAAAGATACCAGCTAAAGAAGCAACCGAGGGGGACACATATTTTAAATCAGATGCTTTTGAGAGTATATTAGATTCTGTTACTAAGAACAATGAAGTTATTGCAAATCTCGATGCTGAATGGAATGAGAAATTTACCCCAGAGTATAAGGATGACAAGGGAAACTTGATAACAGACCCTGATGAAATATGGAAGCAAAGGTATTTATTTCAAAGAGATACTTCACCTGTGACTCCAGATATAACAAATAAAGCTCTTTTTGAGAAACATCAAAAGACAAAACAGATGTTAGCTGACTTTGCGAAATCAGTAAGTGGAGCTGGGGGAGCAGGGGGAAGTCATTATCAGAATTTATCTACACTATCTGGGTATGAAGCTTCGACAGATATTTCTCGTCAGGCTTTTTTAGACCAAGTTCATACAGATTTACAAAAGGCTTCAAAATCTTCAGGGGCTATGACTATCCTATTGACAACTATGAAAGATTATTATAAAGATAGGGCAAGGTCTCAAGGAAAGTCTGCGGGTCTAGCTGAGTTAGAGGCTGAACACTTCGTAGATAACCTAAGGGGGACTGGTAAAGATTTCAAAATGGGCTCTAAGATTGGAGTTGGAGATAAAGATAATGATGCATGGGTCGGCAATTGGTTTAATCCAAAGTATAACAAATTCGCTGAATATCTCAGAGACCCAAGCTTTTGGAATCAGGTGGATGCTAATACTAAGAAATTTCTAGCAGAGGAAGGGCAAAATAACAATATAGATTGGGAGTACACAGCTGGAGACGGTCCTGATTATTGGGATTGGAGAGGTGGAGATTATCAAAGAGATAAACTTAAGGAATCTCTTTCTAATATCGGTATATTGAAAAACACCATACTTAAAGGTCATGGTTTATATGATGTTTATCGAACTAAGAAACAAGATGAAGATGATTTCTTCGATAGTTTAAGTAAATAATGCCACAAGACTTATTAACACAAAGACTCAGGCGTCATTTTGAGGCGCAAGGAATCCAGGCTTCAGACACAGACTTAGCCAAAATAATAGATGAGCGTAGGAGTGAGCTAACTTCTATTGACCCAACATTTAAGAGAAAGGCTAGTTTAGCTGATGCAATAGGAACAGGTCTATGGCATGCCGTTGACGCATCAACAGCTGGAGTTTTAAGCCTTACTACTGATACTGAATTAGAAAAGAAGTATGGTAGAAAATGGGAAGAGAAAGATACTAACGAAAGAATAGCTGCGGCGATTGGTGAGGTCGCAGGTTTAGTTAATCCTTATGGTGCTTTTGGTAGAATGGCTAAAGGATTCAGTAAGGGTGTTGGTGTCCTCACAGGAAAGGGCACAAGTCAAGTCTTCTCAAGGTCAGCAGATACTGCCGTAAAAACTACCTTAGATAAGTTAGGGGTTGAGGGTCTTTCTGAGTTGGGAGTTAAGAAAGGTCTTACCTCAAAGCAAGCAGCTTCAGTTTCAAATGCGATAAGAGGAACTTTTAAAGAAAAATTAATGAAACAAAAAGCTGCAGCTATAGCAGCTAAAGGCAGAGCTGATACAAAGTCGTTAGATAGCATAGAAGAATTTATCAACCCAGCCATTAGTCAAGCCCTAACAGATGCTGGTGTAACATCTGGGAACAAAGCTTTAACAAGACAAATAGCTGGATACTTTAGAAATGGAGTACAGAATGGTGACCATATTAATTCTATTTCTAGATGGGTTGCCAAAGGAATGGGTGGAGTCAATCAAACAAAATTTAGGCAAGGTCTGAATAAATATGTTGGAATGGCAGCTCAAGACATGGTTCTACTTACATCGTATAACTCTTTAGCTGGTAAGGTTGAGGCTAAAAAGTCTGGTGAGGATATGGACTGGGGTAGCACTCTAAAGCATTCTCTTTATTTATCTTTAGCATTCCCAGCCATTAGATACTTTGGAGGAGGAGGTCAAAGAACACTTCGAGAGGGTGGAAGATTTATAAGATTGTGGAATAATGTTAATTATAAGAAGATGGATGAAAATGCTTTGACTAAATATTTAGGTATTATGTATGGAGGTGAAAAGGCAGGCTCTAATCTATTAAAGGGTCACACATTTGTGTTAAGCAGTGGGAAAGTTGTAGAGTGGGGAAAGGGCTCTTTCAAGCATCAAATGGACAAACTTTCTCACGAAAATAAGGTTGAATTAGCAGAGCAAATTAGAGCATTTGGTAGTAAAGGATTTAGAAAATGGGGTAAGGAATGGATAAAGGATATTGGAACTATAAGGGGCTCTCTTCCTAGGATGGTTATGGGTGCAGCTGCTAACAATGTTGAGATGTTTAAGGATGGAATGTGGGCTAGGATACCTCCAGAAGAATTGTTGACTCACTTAATGATTGGTGCTTATTTCACAAGAATGAAAGGTGAGTGGAATCATGGAAAAGAAGATAGAACAAACCTTAATGATTATTATGAACTATTCCATATAACAGGTCTAAAGCCAAAAGATAAAAATGGTATGGATTTGAGTAAATGGCTGATGTGGAATGAGGTAGAGGCTATAACTCAATTGCAGGGAGCAACTCTTTCTTCAAACGCCGCTCTCAAACCATTTATGGATACTATTAGAAAGTATACTGAAAGTGTAAAGTTTAATAAAAACGGTGAACCTGTTGACGAACATGGAAAGAAGTTAGAATATGTTCCTATTGATAGGGTTTCTGAACCTCATATAGAAGCTCTTGTGGAGTACTATAACATGATTGAGTCTATGAAGTCAGGCTTAGACCCTAATTACAAACCTTTTAAGATAGAGCATTTGTCCCAAGAGCTAAGAGCAGAGCTTAATACTAAGTTGGGTAACACAGAATTTCCAAATGAAAACGGGAAGATGGTTCGATACCATGATGCGGGTAGAGGTAAGCTTGATACTCATTTAGAGATATCAATGGGAAATCAAGTAACAACTCAAATAAAAGAATTTTTAAAGAATGTTCAGACTAGACTTAAGGAAGAGTTGGGAGTAGATTATCCTTATGTAGATAATAGTTCGGATGATATAACTAGACTTCAATTACCACTTATGGGTGATACTCAGCCTGATGCGACTAGTCTTAATATTAGAAAATTAATTCAGTTGCGAAAAAGAATTAATAATTTATATGGAATAGGAGAAGAGCCAAAGGAAGGTCAGAAGTGGGAGTGGAGAAAAGAGGATGAGAAAAAAGTTGATAAAATTATACAAGAAGAGAAGACAAAAATAGAGGAGATATACTCTAAAGAGATGTTTGCTGAATTCGCTGATGCGAACCCTGTAGATATGTTTTCACCTGCGATGATGTCATCTATTAATATGGGAAGCGCCGCGAGGATAGAGAATTCTTGGTTAAGGATTCTAGGTGGGGCTGAAAATCTAACGCAATACGAGAGTAGTATTAGAAAAATTATTAACGTTTTGTTTGGAGACTTAACTGACACGGTTCCTTCTTGGAAAATAATTGAATCAAAGCTTACAGATGGAAAGGGTAAAGACGTTGAGTCAAATAGTCAAAAGCATGCAGCTGATATAAAAACTCTTAAATTATTGCATGATTTAGTTTCTATCGGCAAGACTCCAGTCTCAGATTCCATAACCGCAAAAGAATCTCCTAAAATAGATTTATCAAAGCTTGGGGATTTAAGAGACTCAATAGATAAAGGCAATCTTGAAACTGGTCCTGAGATGTCACCTTTAGCGATAGGCGTAAAGCAAAGATGGTATGCACATGAACTTGGAAGGCATCACGATGCTTCTAAGATTCACGTTCTTTCTGAAATACAAAGTATGGGTCTTGGAATACGTCATGGAAATAAGATTCAGGTTATGAGCGCAAAAGGATTAAATGATTATTTTCTTAGCCAAGAAGAAAGTATGGGAATAAAGCTAACGGATAAAGAGAGAACAGAAGTTGTTGAAATGTATAAGAAGGCTACTGAGGGATACGTTGGCAATTTAGGTGGAAGTATTGAATACGTAGATGCTCAACCTGGGAATCCTGAAATTAGCGTTGATTCAATTAAGCGAATGCATAGAATGATTCCTGATGTTTGGTGGACTCAAACTTCGGAAAGCGTTAGAAGATTATCAAATAATCTAAGAGAAAAAATTGAGATGAATCATTTCGATAAAGTTATAGATGATTTACAATTGGCTCTTAGGGACTTTGCCGTTTTTGGGGCAGATGCAGAAGCAAATACGGCTAGGGTAGATGAAGCTGTTAATATGATTGAGAGAATAGTTAATGTTAAATATGGCGGTGATAGAGCAGGTTCGGAAATAGTAAAAGAGGGCAGAAAAATTGTTAAAGCTCTTAGGTCAGATATAGAAGCTGCTATATCAGAGAGAGGAGAAGGGGGAGGAACTGTCAATATAGAGTCTATTCTTGGGGCTGAAGGTTCTTCTGCTTTGAAAAGAGCTATATTTGAAATACAAAAGCCTGACTATGAAATGATTAATATTCTAAATGATATATACCAGGCTGGTCAGCATATTAATACACGACCAGAGGCTTGGATGTATTATAATCACTTAAGGAATCAACTTCTTAGCGCAACTGGTAAAAATAAAATGACAACGGAGCAGAGCTTAGATGAGTTAATAGGTTCGTTTAATGAGAAAAATAAAGGTGTTGGTGAATGGATTAATTTAGTAACTGAAGCTAGAAAATTTATAGACCTACATTCTATTTCTAGAGATAAAAGTGCTACTCTAATAACTGATACCGAGGCTTATTTAAAACTTCAAGAGACACATCATAAATCAACGATGCAAGAGCTCGCTGATTATTATTTTCTCGGTCCTGAGATAAGATTAGATAAGGATAAGTCTCCTTGGAGTTCATCAGTCTTGACTCATATTTCTAAGCTCAAAGCTGGTGGAGCTGATAATACCATTCATTTTAATGAATTAATTAAGATTGCAACTAGCAAGATTAATTCTGCTAATCTTAAAAATAGTGAAAAAACGCAAAGGTTGGAAGAGTTTATGGAGTATGGTTTATACCATATAATTAACAGTCAGATGGGTCAAGCGAGAAGAGAGGTTATTAAATATAGAAATGGAAAATGGGTTGAAACTACTCAGACTGTAAGGTTAACGCAAAGGCATAAGCTAATTGACCAGTTAAAATCTGAAGGTGTAGAATTAGGAGAGATATTAACAACAGCTATTGAAGGAAATGAAGTTAATATTTATTCTATTATGAAAGACCCTAAGAAATTAATGCAGCTAATGGAGGCTCCATTTGTTAGAGAGGGAGATTTAGAGGTTCTTAGACAGAGAGGAGATGTTAGTGATGAACATATAATGCCAGTTCATAAGGCGGCTAGGGAAGGTGGAATAGTTCCAATGGTTGTATCTGCCTCAAATGGATTTTACATACCAAAGAGTCAAATGCCAGCTTTCCATAATGTTTTTAAAAGTTTTTATGGAGATACATTAGCAAAATTAGACAATCTTATGAAAAGCAAGTCTCTAAGTTTAGAGCAAAAAGAGAATTTAAAAGTTGTTAGGGATGGCTTCGAGCAGGCATTTAAAACACTATCGGAGACATCTACTGAAGCAGTTAATGTCGAAAGAAAGTTCGCAGCTTATTATATGAACCATATGAATCCAGTTCAATTCTTAGGATTATTTGGTCTTAATAAGCCTAATGCTAAACTTGGAATACATATAAATGGAGACCATGTTGCAAGTTGGGGAGATAAGATGGTTAAGTATTCTAAGGTATTTGAAGCTCAAAATCAGACTGCTGTTTCAAAGGTTTCCTTAAGTGCCCTAGCTGAAAATCACCCCAATCCAATAGTAAGAAAACACGCTAAGAAAAAACTAACATCTACTAAAATATTAGGGATTGCTGATGAAGTTAAAGATGGAGCATTTGATTTAAGAAGAAGTCTTATAAGAGACCTAGAGCATGAATTAGCCTCTCCTCTTGGAGATTTAGGAAAAGGAGCTGAAGTCTCAAGGGAAACTGAGCCTTTAAAAGATGCAATTAAGGCTATGAAAAACGAAATAAGTCAAGGTGAAGATGGTTTTCAGTATGATTCAATAGGTGGGACTAAAAGGAATCCCGACACAGTGTCTACAAAAAATGCAGCTGTTTATATTTCACAAGCTGAAGCTATGGTGTATTCTGCTTTAACAAATCAAGTCTTTGACCCAACAAGAACTCAGGTTATTAATGGATGGAAACCTAAAATTTCCTATGTAAGTGCGGATGGAATGGAAGCACTTCAACAAAAGACATGGTACATTTATTCTCCTAGGCTTGAACCTAAAATGCTAGAACTAGGTGTTGACCAGATAGCGTTTGGAAGTTCTTTGAAAACATTTGGCTCATTAAAAGGAGACAAGAGTCTGAAAGATATGGAGTTTAGTGATAAGCATTTAATGGAAGATTCATCTTGGGAGACCACAATAAAAAAGGGAGATATTAAGGGTAATATTATAGATATTACTAACCCAGAATCAATTAGCATAGGATTTACCAACCATCCTGGGACTACAGTCTCAGCTGGGAACACTGTTACAAATCTCATGCCACGAAAGATTCTGTCTTATACACAGATATGGCAGGGGCTGGGAGATGTTGTCAATGAGGGCATAGGTCTTGGAAGGAGAATGCAACAAGATGCAAGAACTGAAATAGCTGAAGCTTTATACAAATGGCAAAAACAGGATTCAGGGGGATTTATCTCTGATGATGCTTCTTTAATACAAACTATGTTAGAGTTGGGGGCAAACACTTCTAACGTTGCTGTTTCTTCTGGGATTAATAGATTATGGACTTCTAAGGTTATTGAGAATGTAAGGAGACCTCAAAAAAGAACAGGTCTTGCTAGTTATTTAGCTCATGATGAAATATTTGGGATTACCACAGTTGACGGTAAAACATTAAAACCACGTCAGGTATTAAAAATGCCAATTTATGTTGAAGCTGGTGGAGGTTCTCGAAGACAACTACGATTAGGAGAAGTATTTGCTCCTCATGATTGGGGTACTAAGCAGGTTACCGATGTAAATCAATTGAGATTTGTTGTAAAGGTTGGCGGGGTTGATGTTGTAGTTGGATATAATAATGCTAATTTATACAGAGAGAAAATGAAGGGAGACGAATGGGTTCATATTGACCCAACCGATGGAAGAGGTGATTTGGAAAATCTTCCTAAAAATTGGAATAAGAATTATGATTCGGAAATAATGAAGGCTAAAGGTGTTATTGATAATATTCAAAATAGAATAGGAGAGGATGTATTTCTTATAAGCGATGTGGTTTCTGCTCTTAAGGGAAGTGGGGTTGACGTAGCTATTAATACATTAGCTATTCCTAGAAAATCAGCTGATATGGTTATTAACAGGGTAAGGGATATTGTCAGCAAAGAGTATGGCAATAATTGGATTTCTAATGATTATGAAACTGCCGTGGTTCATCAAAGAGATTTTGATGCAGACCATTTTTATACATTCAATGACCTTCCAATGCAGGCTATTAAAAACGCTTTATTTCAAACTGCTCAAATAAGGGACTACCCTACAATGGATAGGCATAAGCCTGATATTAATCCATTTGGATTTAATTTTGATAGGAGTGTATCATCTGGAGCAGCTGGTGAAAAGGGAATAAAATCAGTTGGTGATTATATGGCAAGCATTGAAGCAAGAAGAAGGCAAATAGGTACTCTTATAGGTTTAAATCAGCCTTTGACTTGGATGAATAATCTTGGTTTAGAGTTAAGAATTGATGGGGTTGATGGTAGTAAAGGCTTTCAAGCGTTTAATTTTATTATGAGCCCAGAGAATATAAATCGTACACTTAATTTAAATCATAGAGTTGGAACTACTGGTCAAAATACAGTTGATTTCTTTGGTGGAAAATCATCAATGTTGGGAGACATTAATTTTAGAGCACTTTTATTTGGAGACGGTCAGTCAACTTCTAAACTTCCATTCCAACATAGTTCAATTACTGAACATGGTAAGGCTATGGAACTATCAACTCTTCATCCAGAAATACAGGTTGATATATTACAAGCAATTAGCAGAAGACTTCAAGGTGCGTCTAGAATATTTAACGATGTTCATGAAGGTGGAAAGAAAAGAAATGTAACAATTCAAGACATACAAGATACCCATAGGTCTATTCAAGCTTTCTTTAATTCTCCTTCTAAGACAATATTTCTAGATTTAGTTAGAAAATATCAAGGTGGCGGAGCAGAACAACAAACAAAGCTAAGAGAAGTTATAAGATTTTTCTATGGACAAAATAAAGAAGCTGGTATAGTGGAGTCTATGGATGAATTTAAGGCTATGGGTAAGTTAATGAAGCTTATCAAAAAAGGTAGGGGTATCCCAGAGCCTGAAGAAGTAATAAAACTTACCACTGGTAGTAAAAATATAGAGACTAGAAGTCAAGAAAGGTGGGAGTCTAATAATTCAGGGTTTGCGGTACGAAGAATGTTTGAAGGGAGTGATGCCTTTAGAAATCCTGAAATGGTTGAGGGTCTTCCTGAAGGTATAACAAATCCTAAAAATAAATTCACACCTGAGGATATGGCTAATAATATATTTGAAGCTACAGTTCTATTAAAGGCTTTTGGGGTAAATCGAGATAGTCGAGAGGCTTTTGGGCGTGAAATTGTAGATGAAATGATTCCTTCTATTATGAGAACCGATGGTAATGAAATTTATCAATCAATGATGACCGATGCGACTCTTCACGTTTTAAATTCTAGACTTGCTATTGCTATGAGTAGAAAAGCATTTCTTGAGGGAGCAAGGTTTCCAAATAAAGAAGAATTATCTAGAGCAACTGATGAGTTAAATACTCTTGATTTGGCTATTGCAACCGTAAAAGAGTCTAAAATAAGAAATCAAATAATAGGAACGACTACCACTGTTGAAGGAAAGGATACTGTGGTAAAACTTGATACTAAAAACTACAAATATAAAAAGAATATAAAAGAATACAAAAATACAGACAAATATAATGACCAATTTATTTATTCATTGCCTAAAGATGTAGGAGATATTACTTCTGCTAAATTAGCAGCTGGAGATGCTTTGAATTTTGTTGGAGTAGTTCGGAAAGGAGAATCTATCAAGGGTCTCTCAAAGAATCGTGACTATTTAGTTCTTAACAAGCCTATGGAAGCAGTTCCTTTAACAAAGGTAGACGCAGTACAAGGAATCTCTTGGTTAAATGCCACTAGATATGTATCTCCTGATGTGATAGCTATGAGAACTGGGCAACAAGGCTTAGATGTAGCTGATGCTATTCAGACGGTGAAGAGGAATATATTGAAGAACTTTGGAAGGGCTATGACTAGTAATAAGGAGGCTCCAGCTGAATCTGGTAGAATATGGGAAACTGAGAGGGCTTTTGCTTATAATGAAATAGGAAAATTGATGGATAGATTTATAGAGGGTAAGATTGTAGAAGGTCAAATAAGAGGTGGAGACCATCAGGAAACAATAGATACAATAAATGATTTATCATTATTATTGTTGATGCCAGACCCAGTTGTAAAAGCCTCTTTAGATGTTAAAGACCAGGGTATACCATTCTTTAGAATTAATAAAAGATTACATAAGCATGTATTTGGATGGTTAAATGAAAATGGATACCTAAGAGACTCTATGGTTTCAGACGCATTAAAATACGCATCTGAATTTGAGAGTTATTTATTAGGATATGAGGTACAGCCTGACGCAGCTGCTATTAAGGGAGGTCTTGAGGGGAGAGTTTCTCAATGGGATATGCATCAAAAAAGGTTTGGCCCGATGTGGTCTACAGTAATGAAATTATCACCTAGTCCTTTTAGACCTTATGTTGAGATGGCTTATGAAAGAAAAGGGTTAAAAGTCCCATACAAATACACCAAGGGAACTCTTTGGGGTAGTGACTCAAGGGAGACAGGATATATGTTCTGGTCTAAGAAAAATAATATGAATGAATATTTAAGAAGAGAACTTAATGAAACTAGTTACAACCAAACCACTGGAGCTGCTTGTAGAAATTAAGGAGTAATTAATGTCACAATGTAATCCAAGAAAAGAAGTATTAGAGAATAGAAAAAGACTTCAGTCTATAAACAGGCATTGGAATTCTTTGCCAAATTTAACTAAACAATTTGGATGGGCTGGTGGCTCAAAAGAAGGAAAAGATTATGGAATAAAGGGCTTCAATGCAGCTGATAGGCAATTGCGAGACCTAATGTATGAAAAAATAAGAACTAACTGGGATGAGGGGTTGGTAATATCAGATGCCGATGTTAAAAGAGTAAATCTTGAAATAGATAGAATAGAAAATGAAATGAGGAAGGGTGCTTTTTCTATGAATGAGGCTTATGTAATGACACAAGTCCCCTCTTTAGTACACGATAGACTTCCCAGCTCTAGAACTTGGCTTAATAAAACTAATAAATCAATTTCTTTTGAAAGGGTATCAAGGGAGAGAGCCGCTGGTCAGATGTATGATATAGCTGGTTTTATAAAAGCTGCTCTTATAGATGTAGGAGCTGCTACTAAAATAGGTAGCAATTTTAAGGTAGACCTTGTAGATAAGATAAGGAAATATGAAAGTCAGATTAATTCCACCGAAGATATGAATGCTAGGTCTAAATATTATAAAGAATTAATGGATATATTAAATGACCCATCCACAGGTGGTAAGGTTCTTGTAGATTATCATACATTGGTACAAATGGATAATAAGACCAGGAGCGAACATATTAAGAGAACAAACGGGACTAAAGACGAGGTTAACCTAAATATTATTAATGCTGTCGAGAGAACTAAAACAATGCTTGGGACAGCTTCAGCGATAAAAAGTAAAGGAAAGATTGTTGATTATAAGCCTGCTAGGCATTCTCTTGGTGGAATACTTATACAATCTTTACAAACTTCTAAGAGGGTTGCGGTTAAAACCCATACAAATCAATCAGATATGAATAGTGAGCTTGTTACTAACAATACACCTTTGAATAATTTGCTTGGGAAAATAGATGCTCAAATATTGTCTGTTAAAAAATCTATGTACGATGGTTCATATTTTCCTCATAGGGTTTTTGATAATATTTCTAAACTTAGATACCATATAGAAAAGACTGAAAGCGTTGCTGGCGAAGGTGACCCGAAAACTGAGTTAGTTCAGATGAACAATATAATGGCAGAGCTAAACACATTTAGAGGGGAAAAGCAGTCTCAGAAAAAAAGACTAGAGATATTGGAAGCTATGTGGTCTAGAGACCCAATGAGTGCTCTTGAATTATATATGAATGAAACTTTAACGTTTAATAGAAATACATATATAAAAGATTTCTTTATTGATGCTATACGAGACCTCGGTAATAATGGCAAGATAACAGAGACAACCCCTGAGTTTATAAGGGGTATGCATAAATATTTAACAATGCAATATCGTAGGTCAACTTCAGGGTTTAGAGGTAGACCTGATTGGTTTAATGGGGCAACTAGGACAATAAATGGGGTTCAAGTGATGACAACGATGGGATTGGGTCTTCCTGGAGCTGCTAGAAACTTTTTAAGTGGATATTATTTTCATGCATCTCAAGGATTGAGTGTCATTAGGAGTGCAAGGCACGATATGAAGTCAGATATAGACCTTATAGGAGACCCTGACGCAACTCAAAAGAAAGAAATAAAGGGATTATTAGCAACAGCAGAAGAAGAAGCTGGATTTAAATTCTTAGAAAGAGGAGCTAAGTCTGCAGTTGGCTTAGAGCTTGTAGCTGAGGGTATTAATCCTGTTGAGGGCATAAATCTATCAAAAGTTGACTGGGTGATGGATAACCAAGGCAAAATGCACATACAGTATGATGGTAAAACCCCGACTGGTGAGATTAGAGATAAATTGTTCTCTAAGGCAATCCAAAAATCACTTGTTTTTCATAGAATTGGAGAGAATGCTTTAAGAAGAAACATTTGGAGAATTGCATTTAGTCATTCTTTTATGGAAAGAAAAAACAATCAAATATGGAGACAAACCGTAGAAGATAGAGCTACAGAAGCGGGTAGACCAAATCCTAAAACAGCATGGAAGGATGAAGCATACTCATTTGCTAAAAAAATAGCTCAAGACGCTGTGAATACTTTTGCGTTTGAATATTCAGTTGTAAATAAAGCACCTATAATTTCGGGAACAGCCCCTGAACTTGGAGCAGACGGGATGCCAAAAATGGGTGCAAAAGATTATTTAACTGGTACTGGCTCTGTGATATTTCAATTTATGCATTATCCTATGTCATTCGCGGCTCATCAAGCAAAAACATTAAAGGGGACATATTCTGGTTTTGTATCGGGTCAGGGTATAAACAACCCTGATGCAAGAAATTTATTAGGACTAGCAGGTATATACGGAACTGTTGCTTTAATATCTACAACGACAAATACAGATTTAAGAAGATTGATGCCTAATGATACTATTGAAAGAATAGGACAAATTTGGAAATCATTTACAGGTCCAGAGCAAGGTGAAGCCGTGTACGGACTTATAAATCAAATATCTGGACCGACACTTAATAGAATGTTGTTTTGGGCTCAGGCTAGTGGAACTATGGATATGCCTGATACGGCTATTGAAAGAGCACTTCTTGGGTATCAAAATTATAAACATATGTCTAAGAGTGAACAAGAAAGAGCTTTGTGGAATAGTTTTCATGTAGAATTTTCTAGATTAAAGCATAAAACAATACCAGCTTTACATAGAGGAACTGGGCTCCCAGATGTAGCGATGCAAGAATTCTCATTATACCCATCTAGACAAACTAGAGAGTGGAGACAAAATGTAAATCATTGGACATCTAAAGTTGGGGTTAAGCCTTTTGCATCTAGGAAAGTTAGAGAACCAAAGAAAAAGCCTCTTAGCGACTACCCAATGTCTGAAGTTTATGGCGCACCAAAGGCAAAGCAACGCTCAAATAAACAACTAAGAGACTTATCTAATTATATTACCAGTCGCCAATAGAGATAGATAGTTCTAATCCTAAAAATTTAAATACCAATTGATTATAGAACCAATTTTCTCCTTGTGAATAGCAAATTCCGAAAGGGAAACACATTAATTCATTTATCCAAGTGTCGGTGTGCTCCTCATAAAATCTATAATATCCTAGCCATCCTTTATTATCATCCATAATTCACTCCTTTCTTTTTGTAAAATTTGGCGATTAAGATAGCATCTGCGGTTGCAAATGTTACATTAAATTTGCTCTTTGAATTATTTACATATCTTTGAGCAAACTTTTTTAGATTATTTTTCCTCTCTTTACCTTGCACTTTTAATTTATATTCTTCTTGCCATTCTTTTGGACTTACTTTTATCCATTTTATTTTTAAAGATGTTAATATACCTTCCCAAAATCCTAAGTTTCTACCAAATGTGAAAGTTCCTTTAGCTGAAGAACCTCTTAATGCATGAACGTCTTCTATTAACCATCTATGCCTAAAGCCTTCTATATCACAATGATTTTTAATAGAATTAACTATGTTGGGTAGTTTGTATAATTTAGCAGGAAATCTATAAGCATCGATTGTTCTATCAGGCCAGATAACCGATATTCCTCCATTGTATCCAGGGTCTATCCCTATGTACGCTACATTAGTTCGCCGTGGAATAGCTCTATAATCCTTTCGACTGTAGGGTGGTATTCTATTGATTCAGTTTTAGCCACTCTATGCTTACATCCTTTCGAGAAAACTTCATGTGGTATATTTTTAGGTTTTGCAAACCATGTGCAGTTGCCGTTATGCTCTAATAAACATCCACGACAACTACACTGTTTGCTTTTTATCATTTCTTAGATTCAAGTAAAGCTTTCGATTCTGAATTATAGAATCTACACTTATTTCCATTAAATCCTAAAGTGCTTTCTCCAGTTAAACCATATCTAGATTTAGCAGCGATAACATTAATAGAATAAGGACTAAACTTTTCGTCATCATACTGATAAGGATAGTATACGAACAGCGCAGATTCAGCGCACTGTTCTATAACTCCACTTTCAGCAAAATCACTAAGCTTAGGCTTTGGGTCGAATCTTCTCTCTATTTCTCTGTTTAACTGACTTACTAGGATAGCAGAACAGTTTTCCTTTTTACAAATCCATTTATAATCATTCATAATCTTTTCTAATTGAAATCTACGCTCTAAGGCATCGCTTCCAACAGAGATTAACTGAATGTAATCATCTATTATTACGTCTGGTTTGAACTTAGTAATCTCACCAATAGATTCTTCTAATGAACGTATGTCTTCATACATTACTAAATTAGAATACTTATCACTAACCGCTGTAGATACTCCGTTCTTCAACTTCTCTTCAACTTCTTTGGGAATCTCATTTTGTCTTACATCATCATATGTAATGTTTTCAGATTCCATTACTATCACTTTTCTCATCATTTCAGTATTGCTCATCTCACGATTGAATAGCAATACACGTTTACCATCCTCAATTAATTTTCTTATTAGATTAACTACAAGAGTAGTTTTGCCATGTCCTGGTCTACCGCCTAGCACAGTTATCTCACCGCGCGTCATTCCACCTGAAAATTCATCTAATGGTTTAAAATTAAAGGGTATCATAGCATTTCCCTTAATAATTTTATCAACTGTCTCTTGGATTATCGTACCTATGTCTCCATTCCTGGAGGGCAGGAGAGCACGTAGTACATCTACATATCTGCCATGTTCTTCTAAGATTGAACGTGTAGTATCAATGCTTGAAAAACTAGCGTTATATAATTTATATGCAGTCTTTCCAACTTGTCTTTGAACAAATTTTTCCCAAACCATCCTAGCATGCTGTTTTGCCATCGAAGCGCCAACAACCTTTCCAGGTAATCCAGTAAGCCAATATGCAGTCACAGCGTTATTTTTCTTTTTGGTTTCATTTAACAATGTTAAAGGTTCTATAACTTGTTCAGCTTTTCTCATTCTACCCATAGCTCTAAATGTATGCTTAGTCATATGGTCATAGAAAGCCTCATCGTCTTGTATAATTTCTGAGACCTCATCATATGTTTCCCATCCGCCCATTAGGATTGCTCCCAATACGCACTCTTCAGCTTCCATATCGCTTGGTGGAATCTTTATATCAGTTTTCATATTATCCTCCATCGAATAAGGTTTCTTGATGTGATACTCTGTCATAATTAGTTATTACCAATTCGTTTTTGTATTCTCTTTTTTGTGTTTGCCCAGCGTACTTCACTGGGATTGCATCTATTTGATATTCACTATACAATTCGTGAACCTCAGGCTTGTCATCATAGCTTACCATAAAATTACCACCTTTCTCATCTATAACTTTACATATGTTCCGTAAGTCAACGTGGTCTTTTTCAACCAATGAGTGTATATAGTAATCATTCCTAGTTCCTGCCACAATATAAGGTGGGTCTAAGTACCAAAAATCTCCTTCAACAGGAGGATACTTATCCACCAGAGTTCTGAAGTCTAAATTCTCAATTAAAACATCATTAAGATATTTTCTAGAATACTTTAAATCCTCAATGAGTTTATCAGTATTCCAGTCAGCCGAGTTTTTACTAAAAGTACCTTGTGGATTATTATTAAACGAACAACGGATTAAGTAGTAATAACGGGCTGCTCTTTTAGCATCTGGTATGTTTTCAACTTCTGTATTTTTAATATATTCTTTAAGTATTTCATGTAAACTTCTGCTCTTAACATACCATTGAATGTGATGAACAAATTCATCAAAATTCTCAGCTAAAACAGTGTATAAGTTTACTACATTTTTATCTAAATCGTTAACAACATTCCAATCAACCTTCTTCTTTCTAAAGAACATTGACAAGCCTCCAGCAAACATTTCGATGTATCTGTTATGCTTTGGAATCATAGGAACTAGCTTTTGACTTAGATAATATTTACCTCCATAATAAGGTATTATTACAGGGCAATCTAACCAACCCATTAGTCCTCCTTTTCTTCTACTTCTTTCTGACCCCACCACCAGCCGTTGCCGTTTTCATTGAAGAGCTTATTACGTTCCTTGATATAATCAGGGTCGTTAGGAGCATCTCCTTTAAACGGCCAGCCAGATGGTTTGTTTTTCCAATCATAATCAGCACTCAGTTTTCGCTTAGGTTTAGGCCCGCGCTTTTTCATGAGTCCATTTGCTTATAGTCGGAAATATACGAGATTCAAATGTATGAGTAGAGTTATGATTTCTATTCATATGATGGGTATTAACCCATGTCGCAGCATTTATTAAATCCCAATAGTTGTCAGGTTTATGCCCTATTAAATACTGAACAAACGGTTCCATAACATTAGTCGGCACCATTTCAATAAGGCTCTGTACATGGTTCTTATCTACCTTAGTATCAAGCATCAATGCAAAGTCATCTTTAAATATAGAAGCAGTTGTCTCAACTGTCTCTGCAATAATCTCAGGTAACTCTGATATTCTAGGATTATAAACTGAATGTTTATTCGATTTATTTGATAGAACTACTCCTATCACCATTCCATTAGCACATACTAAACGATATGCACCAGCTTGAACTCCTACTTCCCAAGAACCGTCATAACTATTCTTGAACATAATCTCAGGATTTACAATATCATCCTTTGATACTTTTACTTTAACGTTTGGTATTACATACCTCATAATAGTACGTTTACCACCGCCTAACACTTTTACTTCCCTCTCTACTGCTCCACATTTTCTTAAGGTTTCATCAGCTGCTAAATGCAACTGTTCATTAGTTACTAGTTTATATTCATCAGTCATACAACTTAGAACCTCACCAGTGTCTTCTCTTACTATGAATTTATATCCAGTATTTTTATTATGTTTTATGTTGCTGTCATTTACTTTTAACCAACTATGTTCAGCTGGTATTTCATGAACAGGAAACATTGCTTCATTAATCATATCCCAACTCCTTCCTTTTTATTTTAAGTGATTTGGGTGTTTTACCTAACTTTTTTAACTCTGCTTGCTCTAATGCCTTTCTATCTTTTGCGTGATTCTGAATAATTGCTCTTAAGAAAGCAAATCCTTTTGCAGATAGATACATCTTATCTTTACAATACATTTTTATACCCCATTTTACTATCTTATTCTCTATATCTTTTATTCCCCATAAGAACTTGTGAGTTTTATCATCTGTGTTCTCTGAGGGAATATATTCTCTTATTAGCTCAATTACTTCTCTTAGTAATAGCTTAGTACTCTTGTCTCTTTTAAATAATAAGTCTCTTATCGCTGTTGCTTTTGGATATCTGTTGTATTTGTATCCGCACGCTGGACAGATTTGTTGTCTTGACATTCTTCCATCTCCTTCTGAGCTTTAATAAACTCTTTAGCGGCAGTTTTAGCAGCTGATTTTCTTCTGAAACTACAATGGTCGAGCAAATAATCAGCCAACTCCTTTTCATCACCTTTTTCGGTAAGGTGAGCAACCCATGACATTGACCCCATAATACCTCCTTTAGATAATTATAGTCTTAATATCTTCTTTTATAATTTTTGAAACTAATTTTACAATTCTTTCTTCAGCTTTCATTATATATCCTTCTGGCGGCATTCCTCCCATTACCCAATCAATTGTTTCAACTTCTTGAGTGTCCGTACTCCACCTAACTTCAAAGATATATTCTTTGTCTTCTATTGTTACTGAGCCATTATATTGATAAACTACTGGTACTTGTAAGTCCAGTTTTACTGCCATACTCATTGACGTTTTACCTCTTTGAGCAATTCATCTAGTTTATTCCATATTAAAGCCAATAACCATATTTGTATTATTCCAATTAATATCATTTCAACACCTCCGTAGTGTTTGCTAATATATGTATACCCAAGTAATAATTTAAATCCTCTTCAGCAATATCAGCATCTATTACAATTACTTTTGTGCCCATGTTGCCAGTTTCTATTTTAATACCCTTCATTGAACCAGTATCAAAATATTCACCTTCATCGACATCCTTTAAGTATATATGATTTTTAGCTGGTTTAGCCTTAAAACTATTTTTTAAAGCTTTCTTAACTAATCTGTTAATCGCATTCGTTTGTTGCCGACTTACAGATAACGCCCCTAAGTTCTTCTTCCTTTTGGTCATTTGTTCTATTCCTCTTAGCTTCTGTTACCCCGTCTTTTATTTTTTGTAAATCCTTTAGTAGTACTTTATATGGTTTCTTCCATTCAGGTTCAATGGGTAATCTAATTGTTTTTACCATTCCTAAAGCCCATATCAAACATTCTAATTCAGATTCACTCGTCTTTATCGTTATTACTGCTTCCTCCACTATTATCCTCCTTTAGTTTTTCCAATTCATCTAGTTCTTGCATTTCTAAAATTGCTAGTTCATCAGTTCCCATTTCATGTGCATGTGGAATTAATCTTTCAGAAAAACCCTCATTAACAATCTTTTTCCATACTGCATTAGCAATGTTATGGCGTACTGAAGTTTTGTGTATGTCGTCATCTTCATAAGATGCTAATACAGATTCTACTATTTCGAATATTGCAACTTTTACTAGTTCTAAATCCATATCCTCAGGCATATCTCCTAAGTCTATTGGTTTGTTTCTATTGTCTATAATTGGCGGATTTGATAATCTATCAATTACTTTTTCGCTCTGCATAGAATCTCCTTTTAACAGAATTTAAGGGATTATTAAGTCTTTGCCAACCAAGTATTATTAACTTTGGGTCAAACCTAGTTAAACTACTTAATCTACTCAACAATCCCTTGTTAATATATTGAGCGGCTCACTTTGAGGAGGGGTATGTGGAAGGGGTAAGCTAATCCGAGGTGTGATTTAAGCAAACCGCTCGACTAAATTTAAACAAAATAAGGGTAGAGCCATAGCATATTCTATCACGACACTTGTGTTATTGTTTAGGTTAACCTTTGTGGGAACACTGGCAATACCTACCCTTAATTCGGAGGAGTTCATTATGAAATGAACCTTCTCTTAGAATGGTACGTCAGACTTAACTTCTTCTCCTGACAACCTACTACCTTCTTTCCATGGATAGACAGTAAAAACTTTCCACGCCTGTTTCGTTTGTCCGTCTTTAGTATATTCTTCTTGACCTAGTTTAATGAGTACTGGTCTTCCAATTACATCATTTTCTTCTATTTCACCAAGAATAGTTTCACCATCTTCATTTGTATCAAAAACAATACCCATATTTTCACAATGTTGTTGATACTTCTTATTTTTCCAACCTTCACCTTGAGCAGGGCTAGGAGTTAACCATACACCACCGCCTTTAAAGGGTTTACCAGCCATATAGCCAGCACTTATCATAACTTCTTCACCTTCAGCATTAGTTGCCTTAATCAATTGACCATCCTCAACGAACATCTTATTGATTTCTAGCTGTTTAGCCTCATGAGCTATTACGTAAGTTAGATTGAAAACAATGCTATCGTTATATTCCATTTGAGCAAACTCACTCACATGAGCGGGATATGTTCCAGGAACGATAGGCAATCTAGCCGAGTCAGATTTACTGACTGTTGTATTTTCTAGACTTTTCACTTTTACTCCTTATTTAATGGATGAAGTAGAGCGTTCAGTTGTGTACTCTTGTAATAGAGTATTGAACTTTTCTCTAAATTCAACCATACGTTTACTATATTCACTATTATTTAAGCCTTGGAAGTATAACTGCGGACACACCCATTTACCATCAGCAGTCTTCATATACCTTCTGACACCTCTTTTACGAGTACCCACTAATCCAGACTTTTGCATTTCTGCAACAGCCTTATTAGATAAGATACCTTTATCACGAAGCTCTTCAGCTTCCTTGACAGTTAGTTTACCCATTACGGATTTTCTCCTTCTTGATTTGCAATCTCAGCCTCAAGTATAGCATCTGTATCGAAGTCTCCAGTAAACGATTGTGGTTTATATGGGTCTTCAATAACAAATGATTGATAACTGGGATTGATTGTTAGTCTTCTTTCATCGTTGGTTTTAAATACCATCATAGATTTACCATGATATAATTTAGTACCGATAAATTCGACTTGTTTAAAATGAGCACCATCATTAGTGCCCACAGTGTAGATGCTGCCCTTACTAAAAAGGGCATCATCCCACGCATCATTTTCTACTGATATGTTTTTCATGGAGAAACCCCCGATTCCACACCAGCCTTTTCTTCTAGCATTCTTTTAATTTTGCTTTCGGAAGCCGCATAGTTACTTCTAGTAACCTTTCCTTCGCTTAAAGAAGTGCTTACTTGTTCTTCAACTTCTTTTGATACCTCTGAAGCCATCTGAAGAAGAGCAGCTTTCTCTCCCTCTGTTATTGGCTCCTCATTAGGTAAATCCTCACCTGCGTAAATATATAGTCCCAATCCGTGCAGTGCAATAGCTTTAGCCAAACATCTTTGAATAGATGTATTAATTTGGAACGCATTAGGCTCCATAATAGGCTTATTAGTATTATCTAATACTGGATGTACCTGTGTTCTAGCAATACCTCCAACCCAAACAGTTACTTGTACAAAGCAACCTGCTTCAGTTTGCATATAAGGTTGTCTATTGCCTTCCATACCCCATTCATGGATTTCCCATGTAGCTTCAGGGTCTACTTTTAATAACTCTCTTACAGCCCACGCCCAACTAAGGTACGTGAATCTTCCCTTTTTCTCTGTATAGTTATTCACATTTATCGAATCTAATGTTTCAAAATGTTTACTCACTCTTTTCCTCCTTTGGTGGTATTTTGTTTATTAAATATCTGTCTAAAGGGTCTTCGCAATTTTCAGGATATAAAGTATAAACTTTAGTTCCGTCTAATAATTGACCTTCTGCAAAACTATTAGAAATATCTCCATAACTATTACCTTCTTCATCAGAAGATATATCTATTACTGCATCAGGCTCCATATACATAAGATATTTCATTAGCTCATTTACTTTCATCTTTACTCCCATGATAAATTTCCTTTAACATATCATTTACTTCTTCAACATGATGCTCACAAGAATATCCTATTGTTATTGTTCTATCAAATCCATCTTTTCTGTCTGTAAATTCGTAGACAGCTGGTTTAAAACAATCAGCATGTTTACAAGAACTATTTACTATTCTATCAACATTTATCATATACCCTCACATTCAGTTCCTTTGAAAGGACAATATCTACACTCCCAATTATATACAGGAGCATTAGTACTTCCAGGGGAAGGAACATTATCATCTAATGTTTCGTTTAATTCTACCCAATACTCATATGCATTATCTAGCCAAACACTATCTATTGCTTGCAATTTCATACGAGAATCGTCTTTTTTATACCAAATGAGACCTAGGTCTACGTTTTGACATTCTAACTCTCTACCAAGACCCATTCCATAAGTACCTAATTGTAATTGATAATTAACAGATGGATTAGGGTCAATATTTCTTCCGAATACTTTTTTCCATTTAAATGAATGAGCAGTCTTTACATCATACACAAAAAGTTTATTTTCTGGTGGCAGATGTACACCTATATCAAGATGTCCCACTACATTCAATTCAGGTAATTCTATCCTCTTCTCCGAATAAATCTTTACCATGCTTTCATCAAGATTTTTACTCTCTTCTATAATCGCTTTTTCAATATCAGAATGAACAATTGTTCCCAGTCTAAGGACTCTCATGGTGCGTTCATCCATAGGCTGTTCTTCTGCTCCTTGAGCTTTTAAATGCTGTTTAATAAAGCACGAACCAGCAGATGATGCACTATACCATCCTTTGTATTTCTCATATTTTTTCTTGTGATTTTTAGATTCAGACAGTAAATATCTGTGATATATTTTATCTATTTCTACCATAATTTGCTTACCTTAATACCTCTAAATTTAAGTATATTTGAAGATAGAAGTCAAGGGTAGGTATGTATTATGTTTGACAATAATAACATTTGATAACCAATAAAGGAAATCTACCTACCCCATGCCGCAGCTAATTTGACTTCTTTAGCACTACTTTGAGACGGTACTAACGTCTTTTAATTTGTATGATGCAAAGGTTTTACCATATCTATTTGATACCGTCTTTGTAGCAATTTCATAACCTTCATCTCTCAAATTCCATATGACTGCAGCTAATCTGAAACAGCCATATTGCTCTAAGGCATCCATTGGAGTAATTTCTCTGCCACTCTCTAAATGCTTTAAAACGTTCTCCCGTTGAGTATTATATTTACCTGGCTCTAACATATTTCAAATCCTCCACTCTGTAGACAGAACTTTGCAAAAGTTTCTACATTTTCCTTATTAAAAGGATAGCTATCATCCCAAGATTTCTCATGATATGTTTTATTCCATAGAGTTTTATATGGTTCTGGATAATTAGCAGG